CGCGTGCCGCTCAAGCCCTTCAGAGTGGCGTCGCGCGAGCCTCCAGGCACGGTGTAGGTGATAGCGGGCAGCGCAGAATTCTGAGGCCGGATGCGCGGGTAAACGCGCGTAGCGACGATCGCTCCAGCCGAGCCGTCCTTCAGGCGTGTAAACAACGCGGTCCCGAGGTCGGCCATATCACTTCCCCTTCGCCGCCTTCTTCGCGATGCGTTTCTTGGCCTTGTCGATTTCGGACGCCAGATTGTCGCGCACCGATTGAACGGCGTTCGGACCTTCCATGTCAGCGGCGGGACGAGCGTAGGGGTGCGCCCCCATCTTGGCCGTCCCTCGTTCCTGCCATCCCGCATTCGACCTGGCCCGTTTGCCGACGGGCGCCGGGCCGGTGAGGATGACCACGCCCTCCTGCCGGGTCGTGCCGAGTTCACGCGCTTGCCGCGCGCGAGCCGGCTTGGTCGTCATCGTCTCGTTAAGGTGCTTGCCGTCATCGTCTCGATCGAGCGGGTCAAACGGGGCCAGTTCCGCCATCCGCTGCCGCACCGGCTCCAGCGCTGCCTTTCCGGCCCGCGTCAGCACGGTTCGTGCGGTTGCTTTTGGAAGTTCCTCGACGAGCGCTCTTTCGAGTTCCCGGAACCCGCGCAGTTTTACCTACATTCGGTTGGCTCCGACGATCTCGACCACGCCTGCACCGACCAGGCGCTCAGCGTCTCGTTCGCTGACGGTGTAGGTTTCGCCTTCGGCCTTCAGGCCGGGCTTGCCGTGCGCATTGATATGCGACCGGGTTGCTTTGACTTCGGTCATAGGGTCCTCACTGCTGTGAACTCGATCTCGCCTTGGCGCGGGGTGTCTGGCGCGATGCCGACGATGTCCCACATACCATCGCACTGAATGCGGTCCTTCAGCCCTACGGCCGTGGTTTTTTCATTGGCGAGGACCTGAAACGTCGCGGGCTGCTGGCCTTGCTCGACTGCCGCCTGGCGGCGCTCGTCACCGCGTCCATAGAATACCGCCGCCCATTCGCTGGCGATCTCAGCCCAAGTGGTCGTTTCCTCGCCGTCGGTTGCCTGTCCAGTCGTCGGGCGCTCGATCGTGATCAGGGTATTTCGGCGACCGGCAGTCATTTGAGAGTCGGGGTCCGGAACGGGCCGGCCAATTCCTTGACGGCCATCGCGAGGTCGCCGCTGATCGTGCCAACCACCGCGGCCTCTCGGTTCTGATACCAGTGCCCGACGAGCAGCAACATCGTCTGGTCAAGCTCCGGTGGGGTGTCTTCTTCGGTAAGGGTCAAGCCAGTATACCGTTCCACCCATGCTTGCGCGGCCGCGATGTAGCTTCCGATGAGCGCGTTTTCGCTATCGTGGGTGACACGAACCTGTGCCTTCGCGAGCCCGAGATCGATCGTCACTTCGCGGCATCCTTACCGTCGCGGCCCTTTTTGACCGCGAGCGTCCAATCATCAGTACCGGGCTTGGCGTTCGTGGCCTTGTCGCAGTGCCAGACCGACCCGCCCCACGTGACCAGGTCGCCGCGTTCGTAAGCTTCGCCTTCCTTGTAAACGTCGCGGTAGATCGGGAAGGGGAACTCGATCTCAAAGGCGTGTTCGATCTCTCCGCGAACAAGGGCGATCTCGACACCGCGCTCACCCACGCGCGCGACGCGCATGTCTTCCGGGCCCAGACCGTCCGCGCCGTCCTGGCCGACAACGGGGCCGACCGAGCAGGTAGACCCGTCGGTCCTCGTCAAAACCAAGCAGCCGTCCTTGTCGATCAGCGCGTTGGCGAATCCCACGCCGGGTTCACCCTTTTCAGGCAGCAGTAGCTCCCGCCTCTCCAGCGCATCGATGCGCGCCAGCAACGGCGCGGTTGCCTCCCGCACCGCGCCAGCGATCACCTCGGCAACGTCTTCGATCTCAAGCATCCACTAGCTCCCGAACACGCTTTTCGAGCAGGGCCTTGTTGGCAATCCGACGCGCGGCGATCCCGGCCTCATCGTCGTTCGCTGCAACAGGGGCGGGCTGAGCCGGCGCTTCCTTGCCGAACGGGTCTTCCTTCGCGTCGCGCTTCGCCAGTGCTTCGAGCGAATAGTCCTGCTGCTGCCGGTAAACCGCATCGCCGCCCGTGACCGGCTTGAGGTCCAGCTTCTTGCGGCCCTCGTTCGGGGTCATCAGGTTCTTGCCCTTGTCGAGCACTTCCATCTGCGTGACGCTGTCCATGCGGAGCAGGTTGTCGGTGTCGAACTCCGAGCCGAGCTTTTCGCCGGTCCCTAGCCCTTCATCCAGGCACACTTCCGCCGCCTCGATGAGCGACTGGAGGCATTGGCTGTAATATTCGACATTGAGCGACTGCACATTGTTGTAGCTCGGCAGCGCGCCCACGCCGATCTTGTAGGGTGGGACGTGGAAGGTGGAACAGACTACTTCCGCAGTCCATTTCAACTGCTCGATCAACTGCGCATCAACCGGGTTCACGGTCAGGCCAACATACTGGAGGCCATCGCCAAGGACCGCGATCTTGCCCGCGTTGTCGCCGGTGAAATTCTGGTCCCAGTATTCCTTCAGCCGCGTCGCGTTCTCAGGATCGATACGGTTGGGGGCAATCAGCAGACCGCCAGGCTTCGAGGCGTTGCCGAACAGGGTCGCGCTGTTGTTCTGGATGCGCATTCCCTGTGTCGCGGCGAGGCCGTTTGCATAGATCGGCGAGATGCCGACCAGCGGGTGAAAGAGGCAGTTGAAGCGATCGTGGATGATCTCGCTCGCAGGGACGACAACCGTTTCGGCCTTTATGCCCGCCAGGTTGTCGGTCTTGAGCTCATAGTAGACATCGCCGCCCGGGGTGACGAGCGGCTTCACCCTGTTGGGATCCAGCACGTAGAGTGCGTTGACCACGCCCCGGTTGTCGCGGCCCTTCAAGACGTAGGTGTTGCCGCGCGCGAGCTTCGAGAGAACCCAATTCTCCCAGAATTGGATTCGGGTCTGATAGCGGTTGGGCTTGCGCAGGACGGGCGAATAGGCCGGGTTGGTCGTCTCGCTCCAGATGCCGCCTTCGTCCTGCTGGACAAGCTTCACCCGCAGTTTGGCGATGTCGCTGGCGATCAGCGTCATGCACGCAAACACGGCGTGGAATGCGACCACCGCAGCCGAGTCGACTTCGACGTTGCGCTGCCACGCACCTGTGAATGCTTCGCGCACAATCGGCCACCAGCCGCGGCTGTCTTCGACGCTAGACGCCTCGACAGGTGCTTTGGTGATCTGGAGGCCCAGAAGGCGCATGTTATTCGTCTGCCTCAGTCCGGGCTGCCAACTTGCGACTGCGCTTCTTCGGGCTCTTGTGGGGCTTCGAGGCGGCCGGGGCGTGTTTGGCCTTTGCCTCCTCGTCAGTGATCTGGCGGGCCCGACCAAGCGCGCTCAGAATGCGCGCATCGGTGCGGCTCGCTTCGAACTTGTCGTCCGGCAGAAGGCGCCGGGTCGCGTAGGTCAACGCCTTGGTGGCGATCATCGGCACTTTCATCGGCGCGCTCCTGCAGATAGCCGAAAGGCCCCCCCGATTGCTCCAGGGGGCCTCGGTTTGTTTAGGCGGTCGGCGCGGTCACAGCGCCGCCATAGGCAACGCCAGTGAGGTAGCTGACCGAGGTCGGCCGGCGGCGCGCCCAGTTGATGGTCCGTTCCGCGCGGAAAGCCACGCTGTTGGTCTGGAACATCGACACGCTGGCGATCCCGGTCGGGGTCGTGCTGTTCATGGTCGGATTGTCCGCCATCTGCAGCGACGCCTCGCGGCTGAGATCGATCGCGATGCCGCCCTCGTCGGCGAGGTAGATGTCGCTCGCATTGACGAGGATGATCACGTTGCCGACGTGCTCCGAGATAATCACCGGCAGGCCTTGGAAGCGGCCCCCGGTCATGCTGATCCCCGGAAACTCCGACTGACCAAGCGCATTGACCATCATCGAAAGCGCGAGCGCATTCGTCGCCGACATGATCCACACGCCAGTCGAAGGCGCGTTATTTGCCGCGATGAAGCGGGCGAACACCGATCGGACATCGAGGCGGATTGCGTCCGCATCGGTCCCGCTCGAAGCGATGTCGTCCGTCGACCCGTTGGTGATCGACGCAGGCGAAACGCCCGCGACCGCCGCCTTGGCAGGATTGACGAAGTCGATGTCGAGACGCTGCACGAGCGCATCGCGCAAGGCGTCGCGAATGATCATCTCGGCCGACGGTGAGCTGTCTCGAACGACTTCTTCCGTCAGGACCGCGATGTTCGCGACCTTCAGCGGTTCCAGCGTAGTGCGGCTGAAGTCGAAGGCGGTCAGCGGCTTCGCTGCACCTTCCCCGACCCAGTAGCCTTCGCCGCCGGCAGTCTGCGACACGAGCGGAACGCGGAACGGAACCTGGCGCAGTGCCGGGATGCCGTCGGTGCCGAACTTGCCGAGGATGGTCTGTGGACGAAGGAACGACACGAAATCCGCGAACGCAGTCCCGTTGTCGCCCACCAGGTCCTCAGCCCACGAACCCGACAGGGTCGAGCCCGCAGTCACCGCCGCCTTGAAGACGCCGGCCGTCTCGCTGTCCGAGCCATAGCGGGCTTCGGCAATGCGAAGGGCGTCGCCCATCGATCCTTTGGCCATGCCCAGCGACTTGGCGATGCGAGCGAACCCGATGCCGGGCGCAAGCTTGGGCGCCTTCACTTCGATGCGAGTGCCGCCACGCGCGTTCGAAGCATCCTCGGCGTTGCCGCCGATCGCCGGGGTCGCGTTGGCGAGCGCCGACTTCTCGGCCTTGCGCAGGCGGTCGAGGTGCTTGTTGATTTCTTCGATGTCAGCCTCGTTCTCGTCGAACGTGGCGGACTGGTCTGCATCGAGGGTTGCACCCTCGGCAGCAGCGGTGGCCATGATCGCCTCGTTGGCGTCAGACAGGGACTTGCGACGCGCCTCGAAGGCGCTGATTTGTTCGGCGTAGTTCATGATGGTGTTCCCGCTTTGGGGGTGTGTCAGGTCGTCCGCTTGATCTTGCGGATGACGAACGGCTTCGCCCCATCGCGGGCGGGACCATACAACTTGACGACGCGCACGGATTTGCCAGTCGCGGCAGGCGCTTCGTCTTGCGGAATTTCAGGGTCGGGG